AAACTCACAAGGCGTAAACTCGACCAAGGCGAAACGCCAGAGGAAATCGATGGACTTGACACGACGATTGACTGGAAGAACACAGGTGACAACTCGTATGACGGTGAGAAACTCAAACTTCTCGCCCACGACGAATCAGGTAAGTGGGAGCGTCCGGATAACATTTTAAATAACTGGCGAGTTACAAAAACAACATTAAGATTAGGTAGCAAGATTGTTGGTAAGTGTATGATGGGATCAACGAGTAATGCTCTTGACAAAGGTGGTGATAACTTTAAAAAATTATACTATGCATCAGATGTCACACAAAGAAACCGCAATGGACAGACTAGCTCGGGATTATATAGTTTGTTCATACCTATGGAATGGAACTACGAGGGATTCATCGATTCTTATGGCGTACCTGTATTCGACTCACCGAAAGACGTCGTTAAGGACACGCAGGGTGATTTAATTATTAATGGTGTTATAGAACACTGGGAAAACGAAGTTGAGGGTCTTAAAAATGATCAAGACAGTTTAAATGAATATTACCGCCAGTTTCCAAGAACAGAGAAACACGCATTTAGAGACGAAGCGAAGTTATCTTTATTTAATCTAACTAAAATTTACGAGCAAATAGATTATAACGAAGATGTAAAAAATAAAACCATGATTACCAAAGGTAATTTTCAATGGGCAAATGGTATAAAAGATACGTTTGTAAGTTTTGTGCCAGATAACAATGGTAGATTTTTAGTTTCATGGATTCCACCTACAAATCTACAAAATCGTGTGATAATAAAAAATGGAGTGAAGTTTCCAGGTAATGATCATATAGGAGCTTTTGGTTGTGACAGTTACGATATATCAGGAACAGTAGACAAGCGAGGTTCAAAAGGATCTTTACATGGTTTAACTAAATTTAGTATGGAGCAAGCTCCTTTTAATATGTTCTTTTTAGAATACATATCAAGACCTCCAACTGCTGAAATATTCTTTGAAGATGTTTTAATGGCGTTGCATTTTTACGGCATGCCTATACTAGCAGAAAATAATAAACCTCGACTATTGTACTATTTAAAACGTAGAGGTTATAGAAAATTTTCAATGAACAGACCAGATAAAATATATAATAAACTGTCTGTTGCAGAAAGAGAAATAGGTGGTATACCTAACTCAAGTGAAGATATTAAGCAAGCTCACGCCGCTGCTATAGAATCTTACATAGAAAACCATGTTGGATTTTTAACTAATACTTATGGTAGTATGTATTTTCAAAAAACACTAGAAGACTGGGCTAAGTTTAATATAAACAATAGAACTAAACACGATGCAAGTATTAGTTCTGGTTTAGCGATAATGGCTTGTAATAGAAATTTGTATAAACCTGTAGCTGATAGAACAATTAAAACTATAAACTTAGGTATTAAAAAATATAATAATAAGGGAGATATATCAAAAATAATAGAATAAATGATTTATACTAATTCAAACAGTTCATTTCCTGATCAGGTAGTACCAGATGCAGAGAAACAAACATTAGAGTATGGTAAATTAGTTGGTCAAGCTATAGAATACGAATGGTTTGGTAATAACAACAATGGTTCATATAATAGATATGGAAGTAGATTTTCAACTTACTACAACGACTTTCATCAAAGAAGATTATACGCTAGAGGTGAGCAATCAATAAAAAAATATAAAGACGAATTATCTATAAACGGTGATTTATCTTACTTAAATTTAGACTGGAAGCCAGTTCCTGTTATACCAAAATTTGTAGATATAGTTGTTAATGGTATGTCTGATAGAGTATATGATATAAAAGCTTATGCTCAAGATCCAGTTTCATTAAAGAAGAGAACAGATTACGCAGAAATTTTACATAGAAATATAGTACAGAAACAATATTATCAAGCTGTACAACAACAAATGGGTATAGATATATCTGATGTACCAGATCCTGAAAATGCACCACTAACAGAAGAAGAGCTTTCAGTACACATGCAACTTGATTATAAACAAGCTATAGAAGTTGCAGAAGAGGAAGTTATTACAGATATATTAGATAGGAATAGATTTGATTTAGTAAAGCGTAGAGTTAACTATGATTTAACTGTATTGGGTATAGGTGCAGTTAAAACTTGTTTTAACAAAGCAGAAGGTATAAAAGTTGAGTACGTAGATCCAGCAAATTTAGTTTGGTCATACACTGAAGATCCAAACTTTGAGGATATGTATTACGTTGGTGAAGTTAAATCAATAACAATACCAGAGTTAGTTAAAAGGTTTCCACACTTAACACCAGCAGAAATAGAAGTAATACAAAAATATCCTGGTAATACAAACTATACTAGAAACTGGAACGGTAGAGACAGTGAGAATACTGTACAAGTTTTATTTTTTGAATATAAAACATACACTAATCAAACATGGAAAATAAAACAAACACCTTACGGTTTAGAAAAAGCATTAGAAAAACAAGACACATTTAATCCACCTGAATCAGATGGATTTAAAAAGATAGACAGATCTATCGAAGTATTATATACAGGAGCGAAGATATTAGGCTTTGATAACATGTTAGAGTGGAAGATGTCTGAAAATATGACTAGACCTTTTGCTAACAGTGTTAAAGTTAATATGAATTATAATCTTTGTGCACCAAGAATGTACAAAGGTAGAATAGAATCTCTTGTAGGTAGAATGATGAGTTTTGCTGATATGATACAAATAACTCATTTAAAACTACAACAAGTATTATCAAGAATGGTACCTGATGGTGTTTATCTTGACGCAGATGGTTTAGCAGAAGTTGATCTTGGCAATGGTACTAATTATAATCCAGCAGAAGCATTAAATATGTATTTCCAAACTGGTAGTATAATTGGTAGATCAATGACTCAAGATGGTGATATGAACCACGGCAAGGTACCAATACAAGAAATGCAAACTTCTAGTGGTGGTGCTAAAATACAATCACTAATACAAACCTATCAGTATTATCTACAAATGATGAGAGATGTTACTGGTTTAAATGAAGCGAGAGATGGTAGTATGCCTGATCCTGATTCTTTAGTTGGATTACAAAAAATAGCTGCTGCTAATTCTAATACAGCAACTAAACACATATTACAAAGTAGTTTATATCTTACATTAAGGACATGTGAAAACATAGCATTAAGAATAGCTGATTGTTTAGCTTTCCCAACATTAAGAGAATCAATACAATCTAGTATATCAAGGTTTAACGTACATACATTAGACGAATTAACTACTTTAAATTTACATGATTTTGGTATATTCTTAGAGTTAGAACCTGATGACGAAGAAAAACAATTAATAGAACAGAATATACAAATAGCTTTACAAAGCGGACAAATATACTTAGAAGATGCTATAGATGTAAGAGAAGTTAAAAACTTAAAGTTAGCTAATCAAGTATTAAAGAAAAGAAGAAAGAAAAAATTAGAACAAGATCAACAAGCTCAACAAGCAAATATACAAGCGCAAGCTCAAGCTAACGCTGAACAAGCTGAAAGAGCAGCTATGAACGAAGTTCAAAAACAAGAAGCTATAGCTCAAACAACATTGCAAATAGAACAAGGTAAGTCTCAGTTTGAAATACAAAGAATGCAGCAAGAGGCAGATATCAAAAAGCAATTACTAGAGTTAGAGTATAAATATAAAATGGATTTAGCTAAAGTAGAAAGTGAAGCTAAAGCTAATTTTGAAAAAGAAAAAGAAAATAGAAAAGACGAAAGAACCAAAATACAAGCAACTCAACAAAGTGAGTTGATAGACCAAAGAAACAATAAATTACCACCAAAGAATTTTAGTGACGATCAGACAATGATTGATCTAGACAGCTTTGGTATTTAATCATTAATTTTATAATATTATATTATGTCAGAAGAAAAAATAGTAGACAATAAGTCTGAAAGTTTAAAAATCAAAAAGAAACCTAAAAAGTTAACTAATAAAACAAAACAAGTTACAAAGGTAGATTTATCTAAAAAAGAAGAGGATGCCGTTCAAGAGCCAACAACAACGAAAGTTGTGTTACAGTCTAATGAGCAAAGCGAAGAGACAGGGAAAGAGAGCGAAGTGGGATTGCAAGAAGTGGGAGAAACACACAACGAACAAGAAAAACCTACCGAAGAGGGTAAAAAAGAAGAAATAGATGTAATACAAGAGATTAAAGAAGAAGGTGTTAGTGAAACATCAACTCTTGAAAACATAAACAAAGATATTGAAAATAATCCGCAATTAAATTTACCAGAAAATGTCGAAAGTTTAGTAAACTTTATGAATGAAACTGGAGGTACTATTGAAGATTATATTCGACTAAATGCTGATTATTCTAATGTGAGTGATGATGCATTACTAACAGAGTATTATAAGAATACTAAACCTCATCTTGATGCTGACGAAATTAAATTTATCATGGAAGATAATTTTGAATTTGACGAGGATTATGATGATGAAAAAGTTATACGTAAGAAAAAGCTTGCGTATAAAGAAGAAGTTGCAAAAGCCAAAAACTTTTTAGAAGATCTTAAAAGTAAGTACTATCAAGAGATTAAATCTCGACCTGGTACTACTCAAGAACAACAAAAAGCAATGGACTTTTTCAATAGATATAATGAGGATCAACAAAGAGCTAAACAGAATCATGAGGATTTTAAAGCTAAAACTAAAAACTTTTTCACAAACGAATTCAAAGGTTTTGATTTTAATTTAGGTGAAAAGAAATTTAGATACAGTGTGCAAAATCCAAGTGAAGTTGCAGATGTTCAAAGTGATATCAACAATTTCGTTAAGAAGTTCTTAAACGAAGATGGTAGAATAAATGATCATCAAGGTTATCATAAAGCTCTTTATGCTGCCCGTAATGCTGATACAATAGCTAGACATTTTTATGAGCAAGGCAAAGCCGATGCTACTAAAGATATAGCTGCTAAATCTAAAAATATAAGTAATGAACCAAGAGCAACGTCTACTGGTGATGTTTATATTAATGGTTTAAAAGTAAAAGCAATAAGCGGTGTAGACAGTGACTCATTAAAACTAAGAATTAAAAAATCAAAATAAAAACATAAATTATGAGTTTTGTAAATGGTGGGTCTTTTCCCGCGTCTCTCGCTCCTGCTCAAAGTCAGATAGCTCTAACGTCTAACTATTTAAGTTTTACGGATGCTACTGGTGGAAACTTTGCGCAACAATACTTACCTGAGCTTTATGAAGCTGAGGTTGAAAGATATGGTAACAGAACTGTATCTGCTTTCTTAAGGATGGTTGGTGCTGAAATGCCAATGACATCTGATCAAGTTGTTTGGTCTGAACAAAATAGATTGCACGTTGCTTATGACGATTGTGTTGTAGCTAATGCTGGTGCTGATATCACGGTTAATATACCAGGTGGTACTGGTACTTCTACTTTAGCTATTAGACAAAACCAAACTATCTTGGTTTCTAATGGAGTATTAAGTGTACCATGTTTTGTTGACGCAGATACTTCAGCGTTAACAGGTGCTGCTATTACTTTTAGTGTTGAACCTTACACATCAACTGACTTAGTTGCTGCTGGTTTTGGTGCTACAGAAGCTGTTAAACTATTTGTTTACGGTTCTGAGTTTGCTAAAGGTACTAGAGGTATGAATGGTGCTATTGAACCTGAGTTCACTCAATACAATAACAAACCAATAATCATCAAAGACAAATACGAAGTATCTGGTTCTGATGCTGCTCAAATTGGTTGGGTTGAGGTTGCTACTGAAGATGGTACAACTGGTTATTTCTGGTATTTAAAAGCTGAATCTGAAACAAGATTGAGATTTGAAGATTACTTAGAAATGGCAATGGTTGAATCTGAAAGAGCTACTAACGTTGCTTTAACAGGTGCTAACATCGAAGGTTCTGAAGGTATGTTTGCTGCTATTGAAAACAGAGGAAACGTTTACAACGATTTCGCTGGTGCTGCTGCTCCTGGTTCAGGTGCTATGGCTGATTTCGATGACATCCTTAAGCATTTAGATAAGCAAGGTGCTATAGAAGAAAACATGTTATTTTTATCAAGAAGAACAGCTCTTGATTTTGATGATATGATTGGAGCTATGGCAGGTGGAGGTTATTCTTCTACTCAAGCTGCTTCTTACGGTTTATTCGATAACGAAGCTGAAATGGCGTTAAACTTTGGTTTCTCTGGTTTTAGAAGAGGTTCTTATGACTTCTATAAAACTGACTGGAAATATCTTAACGATGCTTCTACAAGAGGTTTAACTGAGGATATTGATGGTGTTTTAGTTCCTGCTGGAACTTCAACTGTTTATGACCAAATTCTTGGTTCAAACATTAGACGTCCTTTCTTACACGTAAGATATAGAGCTTCTCAAGCAGATGATAGAAGAATGAAGTCTTGGATCACTGGTTCTGTTGGTGGTGCATACACTGATGATCTTGATGCTATGGAAGTACATTTCTTATCTGAAAGATGTTTATGTGTACAAGCGGCTAACAACTTCGTATTGTTCAAGTCAACTGTATAATAACTAATTTAGCAGGGTGGTTCGCTGCCCTGCTTTTTATAAATATTTAAAAATAAGAAATTATGGGATTAATTAGATTAACAGCAAACGATGGCGTAGCTCCTGAAAACGCAGGAGATAAGCAATTGGTTAATGGTACTTATAACGTTAGAACAACTGTAGCAAGTGGTGTTGTTTCAATACAACTTGACGCTGTTGATACAACTTTGGACGTAATGACATTAACTTACACTGCTACCGGACCTGCTACAATTCCTTCAGATGCAGATATTTATGCTGCTTGGGAACCTGTATTAATTGCTGCTCAGGGGTCAGACTGTAGCGTTTTTAATGCACCACAGCTTGAAAATAGCGATGGAGCTATAATATATCCAGCTATCGCTATAGGATAAAATAATTAAGATCCCACTTCGGTGGGGTCTTATTTTTTAATTATATTATATTATATCATGGAAGAAACAAAAACAAAATCTCCTAAAGTAAAAAAAGATACTTGGGAGTACAAAGATAGATATTACTATCTAACTAATGGAAAATCTCCATTAACATTTACTATATCATCTAGGCATTCATCTAGAAAACCTTTACTTTACTTTGATGAAGAAAAAGGTTATAACAGAGAACTTAGATACGCAACAAATCAAAAATCTCCATTTGTTGACGAGCAAGACGGATCAGTAACTCTTGGTCGTATAGTATTTCAAGATGGTACTTTATTTGTACCTAAATCAAACGTTCAACTCCAAAAATTATTATCACTATATCATCCAAATAAAAACAAACTATATAGAGAAAAAGATGAAGTGGTTGAAGCTACAGATGAACTTGATTTCTTATATTTAGAAGCTGAAGCAATGAATGCAGCTATGAATATGGATATTGATCAAGCTGAAGCAATACTAAGAGTTGAGGTTGGTACTAAAGTTGGAGATTTAAGTTCTAAAGAACTAAAAAGAGATTTAGTAATATTTGCTAAAAGAAATCCAGGTTTATTCTTGGAATTAGCTAATGATGAAAACGTTGAGTTAAGAAACTTAGCAATAGTAGCTGCTGAAGCAAATATTATAAAGTTATCACCAGATCAAAGAACATTTACTTGGGCAAGTAATGGTAAAAAGTTAATGACTATACCGTTTGATGAAAATCCATTCTCAGCAATGGCAGCTTTCTTCAAGACAGATGAAGGTGTAGAAGTTTTCAAGTCTATACAGAAAAAGCTCAAATAATATGTAACTATATATAAGGCGGCAATTACGCCGCCTTTTTTTTTAAACTATTATTATGGCAATAAGCGTAGACGATGTATACAAGACTGTATTGCTAATATTAAACAAAGAGCAAAGAGGTTATATAACACCTGCTGAGTTTAATAAATTAGCTACACAAGTACAGTTAGAAATATTTGAAAACTATTTTCAATATGAAAATAAGCAATATCGTATACCGGATAATGAGTCTGAGTATAGCGATAGATATAAAAACGTGGATGAAAAAATTGCCATATTTAAAGAAACTTCAAGTTCAAGCACCAGCCCTGTAACTATTGCATCTCAGACTGGTTCTAATGAATTTTATAAGTTAGGTACAGTTATATATAATAATAATACTGAAGTACAAAAAGTACAACCTAACGATCTACTATATGTTAACAACTCTCCGTTAACAGCTCCTACTTCTAAATATCCAGTTTACACTTTAGCTAATGGAGTTATTACAACTTCTCCTCAACTAAACGTTAATTTTACATATCTTAGAAAACCAGCTAATGTGGTATGGAGCTACTGGATAGACAACAATACTGGTGGTTATATATACAACGACAATGGTCCTCAACCTCCTGGAACCACTGGTCCTTTTCCAGCTAGTGGATCTCAAGATTTTGAACTACATAAAACAGAACAAACTGAACTTGTTATAAAAATATTAATGTACAGTGGTGTAATAATACGTGATCCGCAGATAGTTCAAACAGCTGCTGGTATGGATCAACAAGAAACAGCACAAGAAAACTCTTAATAAATGGCACTACTAACAGAATCAAACGCTCAATACTATTCAGGACAAAAAAGCTTTGTTGCTCAATTTACAGCACCATTTCAAGACTTTGATTGTAGTGATTTTAATACTACACTTTTAGACACTGTAGCTAATGTAAGCAATACTAACTACTCTGTAACAGTTGACAACGTACTACTTAATCCTAGTGATTACAGTTTAAATGGTGAAAATATAGTTAATATATCAATTGTTGTTAATGCTAATAGTATAGTAGTTGTACAATTAAATCAACCGGCAATAAATAATAACTATGGAAGTTATGAGTATATATCTTTACACGATGTTATTAATAACTTTATTGTTGCTTATATAGGTAAAGATAAATTAATACCTGATGCTAAAAGAACTGATGTAATGTTTCACGCTAAGCGTGGTTTACAAGAATTTAGTTATGACACGTTAAAAAGTATTAAATCTCAAGAGTTAACAGTTCCACCGAGTTTATCAGTAGTTATACCTCAAGATTATGTCAATTACGTTAAATGTTCTTGGGTTGACAGCGTTGGCGCTAAACACATTATATACCCAACTAGAGTAACTTCTAATCCTACAGAATTACCTATACAAGATGACGAAGGTGTACCAACACAAGATAGTTTAGAAGAAAATTTAGAAGCTCAACAATCTTTTACTGAAGAAAGATGGGCTACTCAAGACAATACATTATACAGTGACTTTGATGATTATAGACTACCAGAAGGTCAATGGAATTTTGGTCAAAGATATGGGCTGCAACCAGAAGAAGCTCAAATAAATGGTAAGTTTACTATAAATGAAAGACTTGGTAAAATGTCTTTTAGCAGTGATCTTGCCGGTAAGCTAATTATACTTGAATACATATCAGATGGTTTAGCTGTAGACGAAGATATGAAAATACCTAAATTTGCAGAGCAAGCTATGTATATGCATATAGCTCATGCTATACTTTCAACAAGAATTAATATACCTGAGTACATAGTACAAAGATTTAAAAGAGACAGAAGAGCTGCACTTAGGAATGCTAAAATTAGACTATCTAATATTAAGATAGAGGAAATAGCACAAATATTCAGAAACAAATCTAAAATAATTAAACACTAATGCCAGAAGTTAAAAATAATTTCCTCAAGTCTAAAATGAATAAAGACTTAGATGCGAGGATATTACCTAACGGTGAATACAGAGATGCTCAGAATGTTAACGTAAGTAAATCTGAAGGTGAAGATGTTGGATCATTAGAAAATGTTTTAGGTAACGTTTTACTTAGTGATTTTGGCTTAAGTGATGAGTGTGGTTTAGAAATTATAGGTAAATACATGGATGTTGATAACAACCGTATATTTGCTATGTTAACTAATTATACAGATACGTCAGCAGATAAGTTAAGTAATCACGCTGTAAAGATACAAGGTACACCAATTAATGATCACATTAAATGTTATATTTGTGTTTATAATATTAGTACTGATACTGGATCTGTAATAGTTGAAGGTCCTTTCTTAAACTTTTCTAGAACACATCAGATATACGGTATAGATCTTATAGAGGATCAATTATTTTGGACTGACAACAGAAATCAACCTAGAAAAATAAATGTTACTACCGCAATAAACGATCCAAGTTATTACTATACTGAAGAACATATTTCAGTAGCAAAGTATGCTCCTTTTTTACCTATTCAATTTGTTACTACTACAAGTAATGTTAGTACGATGCTAGATACTGTTAGAGAGTTTTTACCTGACGGCACTACAGCAAATCCAACTAAAGTACCCAACTGGGATGGTGATGAAGATTTTTTAGAAGATAAGTTTATTAGGTTTAGTTATAGATTAAAGTTTGACGATAATGAATATTCATTAATAGCACCATTTAGTCAAATAGCTTTTATACCACAGGAAGATGGTTATTTTATAAGAAGAGGTGATGGTGTTACTAAAGTTATTGATAAAGATAATTTATCTTCCACTTATAGATCTACTGAGGTTTCGTTTATGCAAAACAAAGTTACTCAGATAGGTATTAAAATACCACCAATAACAAATGGTATAGATCCAGTTAATCCATTAGGTTTAAGAGGGTGGGATAATGTTGTTGACGAGTTTAAAGTAAAACAAGTAGAAATACTTTATAAAGAGTCTAATTCTAACGCTATAAAAATTGTAAAAGTTATAGACGCTATAGATTTAGCTAAAACACCTACAAAGTTAATAGATAGTTCTGGTAATTTGAATTACGTTTATAAAAGTGAAAAGCCAATTAAAACTTTACCAGCTAACCAAACAACAAGAGTTTCTGATATTACACCAGTAAAAGCTTTAGCACAATCTGTTAGTGGTAATAGAGTTATATATGGCAATTACCAAGACAAGCATTCATATCCTTCATCTTTAAATTATCAAGCGAGTGTTGTTGATAAAGCATATAGCGATGCTGTGGAATATCCAAATCACACATTAAAACAGAATAGATCTTATGATGTTGGTATTATATTATCAGACATATACGGTAGACAATCTGGTGTTATAACAGCTTCTCTTGAAGGTTTTTCTACAGTATTTAATAATTATAAAGAAAGTGGTTTTTCTGAAGTTTCTCCATTAGGTGATATAACAACTTGGGTTGGTGATATGTTAAATGTAGATTTTTTTGAAACAATACCAACAACATCGAATTTACAAGGTTACCCAGGTCTTCATTCGGAGTTAAATCCTTTAGGTTGGTTTAGTTATAAAGTAGTTGTTCAACAAAAAGAACAAGAATATTATAATGTTTATTTGCCAGGTATATTAAGTGGTTATGTTGTAGATGATGGAAGTGGAAATCCTCAAGCGGTTGAAAACTCAGAAATTAATCCAACTTGTCACGTAGTTATACATGGTGACAATATAAATAAAATACCAAGAGATTTAAAAGAAGTAGGTCCTAATCAATTCTTATTTAGATCATCCAAACAAATACTTGGTAATGATGAACCAATAGCAGATCAGTTTCAAGAGTTTAGAGATTTAATAGCTAGAGGTGTAGATTTTGCTGGTACTGTAGAAAACTCTAGCGTAAAGCTTTTTGGTAGAGTTACCAATTTTAATTACACTTCAACTCAAGCTGGTGGCACTGTACCTGGATTAAGAAATAGTAGACAATTTTATCCTTATACGACAAATGGAACAATAAGAGATGAAGTTGTTACAATAGCTAAATTAACAGACTTAGGTTTGTTAGCTGATGACGCTAGCGGTTGGGCTTTAGATGGAGACACAACAGATCCTTTAATTGGTAAATTAATAGTTAAAGATATAACAATAGGTGCTACAGGAACTGGAGCTGCTGGTAATATGTTACCAACTATATCTATATATGAAACAGAACCATTCGAGTCTCAATTAGATATATATTGGGAGACTACTACAACTGGCTTAATAGAAGAGTTAAATAACAATATAATTGCTAATACTACAGAAACTGTAAACTTACTTAGAAGAGGTCCTTCTAGTTCTGGCGTTTGGAACTCACAACTGTTTAAAACAAACGTCTCAGAAGGGGTTAACCCTATATCTTCTCCAGTAAATATTATTATTGATAACGAATTATTAGGAGCTTTTTATAGTTTTACTGCAACTACACCTGATATAGATACTTCAGCACCTGGAAGTATGTCTTTAGTTGAAGCGAAAGATAACGCTGGTAATACTGTTACAAATAAATTTAACTTAACTTTAGGTAGTGCTTTAGGTTATTATAGATTAGATTTAGTTGATTATGTTACTTTTAGTGGCAATCAAAGTGAAAATGAATTTTATTTTACTATTGAAGTAACAGAAGCTCTAACCCAAATATCTAGTCAAATAGTAATAGGTCCTTTTGTAATACTTAATATATTACCAAGCTTTTTGAGTCCATTCCCTACTCTTGGTACTGGTTCTATAAGTGGTGGTAGTATTACATTTAACAATCCTGTTAAAGCAATAAATGGTAGCGCTGATCCAGTTAACAATACTAATGGGTTAACATTTACTGTAGAGTCACAAACAGATTCATCAGCAAACCCAGTAAATTACTTCTATACTACATCATCTGGAATTAATGGGCAAGCTGCGCTAGCGAATAATCCAGCGCCTCAAGATAGTTATAAAGTAACATTTAGAGTTACAGATGCTGGTGGCGCTTTCGCTATTTCATTAACAACAACAGTAAATATATCATAATGGCGTTTTCAGTAAAGATAAAATATTATAATTCTTTTTGGTTAAAAAAAGTTACAGCTGAAGCTGTTGATCCAGCTACTGATCCGGAGTTAGAACAAGATCCAGAATGGTGTGATTGGCCTGGCTTGCCTTGGAATCCAAGTGGTTGGCCAACTTATCCATTTGGAGCAGATAGAACATGGAATACTGACACTGGCGATCCAAATAAAGTAAGTGCTTATTATTGGTACGTTGAAGAATCTAGAATAAGAGGAGGATATAATAATACGAGTGTTGATTTAGGTGCTAAAGCTTATTTAAAAGAAGAAGATACAACAGCTGATAATAGAGACGCATCGTTAATCTATTCTGGTATATATAACTCTAGAACTGGTGTTAATAACACCAATCAATTCCCATCAGGTCAAGAGATAACAAGAAGCTTAGATCCGCTACAAGGGTCAATACAAAAGTTACATGCTGAAAATACGGACTTAACTATATTTCAAGAAAACAAAACAAGTAAAGCGTTAATAGATAAAGACGCAGTTTACTCAGCTGAAGGAAGCGCGTTAACAACTTCAGGTAGACTGGTTATAGGGCAAATTATACCTTACTTAGGTGAGTATGGTATAAGTAAAAACCCGGAAAGCTTTGCTGTGTTTGGTTATAGAAAGTATTACACTGACAGGTATAGAAATAAAGTATTAAGATTATCTAGAGATGGTATAACTGAAATATCTAATTACGGTATGCGTGATTATTTTAGAGATCAGTTTACTGAGCTATCCGATGATTATCAACAAGTGTTGTTAGGACCATACACTTTTGATAACACTGCTACTGGATCAGATAATATATTTGATGTTGGAATAAACGATTGTTGTGAAGCGATACCGGGTGCATCAGTTGCTGTTATTGACGCTACAGATGGTTTTCAAATTTTAAATGTTGGAGACGGTAGTGGTTTCAATGGTAATGGTAATCAGCAAAGCGCAATACAAGATTGTAGTACAACTTTTAATGGAGAAATAGTAGTAGATGTTCAAAATGACTGGACGGATGAATCTATTTCTTATTTAAATAACGCTACAGAAGTTTATTTTGTTATATACCAAAAACAAAGAATAGTTGGTGGTTATGATAATTATAACGATGAATATGTTTTATCTATACAAAAAGATCCACCTAATTCTTCACAAGATGTAGATACTTACGATACTTTAGTATATGACGAAGGAGCTAAAGGCTGGGTTAGTTTTTACACTTATAAACCACAGTTTGTAGATAGTTTAAGAGGCAGTTACTACAGTTTTTATGATGGTAAGCTGTGGAAACACCACGACTTAAATCAAGGTAGAAATACATTTTATAATACATACAATGATTCAACTATAAGTTTAGTATTTAATCCTAGTCCATCTATGACTAAAAACTTTAATACTCTGTCTTATGAAGGTAGTAATGGTTGGGAAGCTTTTACAGGTATATCTGACCCACAAGAGTTTGATGATTTAAACGGAGTACCAACATCTTATGAAGACGTAATATTGCTAACTAAAAGTTATGATGAAGGTAAATATACCGATGGAGGTGTGATTTATAGATCTGGGTTCGATCGTAAAGAAAATAGATATGTAGCCAGTATAATTAATAATAATAGAGAGCAAAGAATTGGTGAAATAGTGTTTGGTAATCAAATGAGTGGCATAAAAGGTTATTATGTAACTGTTACTCTTAGAACAGACAGCTCAACAGATCTAGCTGGACCAAAAGAACTATTTGCTGTTTCATCTAACTTTGTAATGTCATCATACTAATTTAATGAAAGATAATTTAATTTTAAATAAAAGAAAAACTATACAAACTCTTCAAGATATATTAATACATAACAGTGAAAAATATGATATTAAAGGTGACGGTAAACACATCGTTCACACAGAAGAGTTTCCATTAAAACATACTTTTGCAGATGGTATATATGTAAGACAAATGAATATGGACAAAGGTTCCACTGTCATTGGTGCTATACATAATCATCTGCATGTATGGTTTCTACTAACAGGTCATTTAATCGTTGCAACAGAGGACACAACAGAAGAGTATATAGCTCCATGTTATAAGCTAGCAAAACCTGGTAGTAAAAGAGTTATATACGCAGTTGAAGATTCAATATTCGTAAACATACACAAGAACCCAAACAATAATGAAAATCTAGATGAGTTGGAAAGCGAAATAGTTTCATTGAATTTTGAAGATTATGAAGAATACATTAAAAATAAATAAGTCATGAGTTTTGTATTAGTAGGATTAGGTGCTGTTAGTGTAGGTATGAGTACATATCAAGCTATTAGCCAGAACAAAAAAGCAAAGCAAGCTGAAGCCGATGCTCGTGATCATGAGTTAGAAATAGAACAATTAGAGGCAAATAGACAAGCCCTTATAAATCCTTATGAGAACATGTCTAATGAATACGCTAATTTAGGTGTAGCAACTCAAGCTGCAGAGTTTCAAGCTCAAGAAGCTGACATTGCTTTAGCTAATACTTTAGATACATTAATGGCAACAGGAGCTGGCGCCGGTGGAGCTACAGCTTTAGCACAAGCAGCGTTAAAAAGTAAAATGGGTATATCTGCTAGTATAGAACAACAAGAAGCTAATAATGAAAAACTAAGAGCTCAAGGTGCTATGGAGGTCCAAAAATTAAAAGCTGGTGGTGAACAATGGAAGTGGGCACAACAAGAAGAAAGAGAAATGCAGAAACTAGATAGAGAGCAAGCAATGATGGATAACGACTTACAGCAGCAACAGATGCATCAACAAAATGTTTATAATGCAATGGGTGATATAGCTGGAACATTAGGTAGTGTTGCAGGTGGTATTACTAGCTCAGAAGGATATGAGTTTGATCCATCAAATCCATTTTGGAAGCAAGGTTAATAATTAATACAATATGGGAACTTATAGACAACCTGGACAAATAAAAGTAGCAGACACTTCTGTAATAGGTAAAGGCATACAGAGCGGTATGGCTGCTGTTGTTAAGTCAATGCAAGCAAACGCTGCTGAGCGAAAAAAGAAAAATAATGAGCTAATAAACCAAACTAATAAAGACTTTCAAAGCTGGCAAACATCTATTGGTGATGTAAAAAATACTGGTATGTTGGCTTATGATGAGAATGGTCAAAATGTTCTTAGAGCTGGTGGAGATGAGTATTACAAGATAGCTAATGAAATAAATAAAGGTAATATACCGTATTCTGAAGGTAAAAACATGTTAAATAATCTTGAAAAAATACCATCAACAATTGCTAATTTTAACGCTTCTGCTAAACTAATTTATGATGAAATAAGTGCAGGAATGAAATTGCAACCAGGAACTCCAGGCTTTATAGATGTTGACAATTTAGACACTAAAATAAATGAGCTGTATAAAGAATTTAGAGATAATGGTGGTGCTAATATAATATACGAGCCAGATTATAAAACTGGCAATGTTATGTATAGAATACCAGGAGGTGATGGACAAGAAGACGTTGTTTTGAACGGAGCAATGTTCAATAAAACTTCTTACGAAGGTACTAACATGGTGCCTTTAGTACCAGATTTTAATGCATCTATAGGCGAGCTAATCAAAGGTACTAAAAAACAAATAAAATACGATTCTGGAGTAAAAGAAATAATCAAAGGAGACACTAGATCAACTCAATACCAAAATCTTACAGGTAGAGATGGTTTGCTTTTAGATTCAATTAGAGCTAATCCAAATTATTTTGACAAGTACATGTTAAGAAATGATTTCAAAAATAGTTTTGGTTCTTTAGTAGATTTATATGGTGACCAATTAAGTGAAGAAGATTTAAACTACGGTGATATACCTTTAAGTAATGAATGGTTCTATGGTACTAGTCAAGGTTATGAAAACGGTAAACTAACACCAGAAGCTTTAAAGCAAAAACAATTAGGTGACAAACTATTAAGAATGTATGTTGAAGATCCTAATAGTGGTTATTTAGATCCAGGTTCTGGTAGAATTAAAACAGCTGTTACTTATGATAGAACCACTAAAGATGCTGGTGGTACTGGTAGCTCTAAAATAGTAGAATCTGATTTTAATAGACTGTGGGATGAAGGTAAAGGTGGTTTACCTAGACTACTAGAGTATGTAAATAATTTCCAACCAGTTGGTGGTAAGCAATATCTTAGTGGTGCAGAAATGGTAGCAAAAGTGAGAGAATTAAAAGATCAATATAGTTCTGATCCAGTAGCACTTGAACAAATAGAGTCGTACGTTATTCCTGTAGAGGACTTTATTTACGAATATGACCCTGGTGTTATAATAGATGTGGAATCAAAACCTTTCAAAGCAATAGGTAATATAAATAAAACGGAAGACAGAGCGAGTGTGTTAAAGGTAATTAAGAAAAATTAATAAAATACAATATGCCAATTTATAAAACTGAAGATGGTACAGTATACAATGTTTCTGAAGAAAACATAGACAAATTTGTTCAAGAAAATCCTAGTGCTACTGATGTATCTGCATTGCCTTACGATGCTGCTAGTGTAGGTATTGATCAAACATATAGTAGTGTAGTTGAACCTGCTCCAGTTCAAGTGAGTCAAGACGTTCAGCAAGAAGAGTTATCTAGTTTAGATATAGCTGGAGGTTCATTTGAACCTTCATATTCTTTTGATCCAGAGCTTACAAAAAAGACTGAAAAGAAAAAAGAAAGAGAAGATGAAAAGAAAGAGTGGGAAGAAGAAAATAAAACTAAGCTAGAAGATTTAGAAGCTAAGTATAAAAAGCTATCAGTAGATTACGGTGGTGATGGAGATGAAATAGTTGAACAAGTTTACGGTGATTACTTAAACGAAAAGAAAGATTTATCTTACGAGCAAAGCGTACAAAATAGATTAAACAATATAGGTGTTCAAGCAGAAGTAAATGACACATACCTTAAAATAAAAGAAAAGTATGAGTCTGGAGAAATAAGTGACGTTGAAGCTGCTATGAACTTAAAAGATTTAGGATTTGAAGATACTGAATTATATGCTAAAGTTAAAAAAGGTAAATTAACAAAAGAAGAATTAGCTGTTCAGGATATACCAACATATAAAATGGATGATCAAGATTATGTTGGAGGATCACCTATGGCTGATTTATTTTCTTACGCCACGGAAGCTGCGTCACCTGATTATATAGAAGGTGATGCTAAAACGGATGAGATGGATCCGTTAAGAAGATTTACTGCTGTTGTTAGACCTGACGGTCAACTAGTTAATTGGGCTAATTACAATAGTGGTGATCCAGTTGTTGGTCAAGAAGCTTCTGATATATTAGAAAAATTTCCAGGTTCTTATTTAATTGACAGTCCGCAAGCTTTAGAACAATTTGCAGAAGCTAATAACTTAAGTACAAAAGAGGCTATTAAACAAATAGAGGACAATGCTAAGAGTTTTGATCTACATCAAAAACTAACTCAACAGGAATATTGGGATAATGCTGGCTTAAGTAAAGAAGATGCTAAGGCAATATCTATGACTATTGGTGGAGAGGAAGAATTAGCAAGAACAAGGTTAGAATCTGGTTTAAGCAGTAAAAGACCTAAATTAACAGCTGCTGAAAATGAGCAATATGAATTAGAAAAAAATATATTTAACGAATTAATAAGTGGTAGAATCGCTACAGCTGTTGAAGAACTACCTAAAACAATAGAGACAGGAGAGTATAGAAATTATTTATCAGATTTGTTTAGTAACTTTAGTAATGAAGAAATTGGAAAAGCTAAAGTGAAAGCAAAAGATATTACTGACTTAGGTATAAGCGAATGGAGTATAGATGAGTTTGAAAAAGAAGATATCATAGAAGAAAAGTTAGTAGGTGTTGGAGAAACTATCACTGAACTTAAAGATTATTTTAAAGTAGAAGACAGTCAAAGTGAAGTACAACAATATCTTTATAAACAAATTAACAAAGGATTAGATAAAGCTCAAGGTTGGACTGAAGAAAAAATAAAAGAGTTTGCTCCAACAGATCAAGAGTTAGCTGAAGCAATGGTACAAATTCAAAAAGCTTCTTTAACTAGAGGTACTACCGAAGAAGAGATGAAGGCATTGTGGAATAACTACAATGGTATGTGGGAAGCTTGGAATAAAAATGGAGTTGATAAATTATACGATGTAAATACTGGTAAGTATTTATTTAAAACAGAAGCTTCTGAAGAAGTAAAAAAAGACAATAAATTAATTGATGCTGGAGCTGTAGAATTAACAGCTAATAATTCTTTTGAAGATATAAAAAATATTAGAAGAAGAGCGTACTATGAATTAATGTCATCTATAGAATACCTACAAGATGAAGGTTTATATGGTACGTGGTCTCAATCTGGACTTACTGCTTGGCTTAGAAAATCTCAATATCAAGATTTAGAAGTTAAAGATGGTAAGTTACCAAAAAATTTGATTAAAGTTCCTAATGAAAGTACTCCTGGTTTTAGACGGTATAATAAAGCACTACAAGAGTTTAGAATAGCTAATAAAGCTTTTATGCTTAACATGGATCCTGTTACGCTAAGTAGAGATGCTGGTAATGCTGCTTTTGGACAAGGTTTAGCTAATGGATTTGGATTTAATGATCTTCAAACTAATGATGAAATGGCTAGAGCTTATGTTACTTTAGTTAAAGAACATGGTGGACAGTTAAATCCAGAATATGAAAAAAGAGTAGAGCAAGGTACTTCTGACTATATTAGAGAAGCTGGTGGTCTAACTAGCTTTATGGTTGAATTTGGTTTAACTAAAAAACTATTAAAAACTCCTTTAAAAGGTTATGACCAAATGGTTAAAGGTTATACCACTAATATGAATAATAGGTTTCTTAAATTTACCACAACTGCTGGAGCTATGGGTATGAGAGAGATGGCCATAGGTGCTGTTTATGATAAAGCTAAGAAACAATTGGTCATGGATCATCAGGAGTTTGGTAACGATATGTGGTTCATGATGGGAGCAGGTGGTTATATGGGAGGTATGTTTGTCAATGGTATAACTGGTTTAACTAAAACCTCAACTAAAGGCGCTCAAGGTTTTCAAAAAAGATTAATTCAAACTAGAAACGCTGCTGCTAGAGTTAGTCAAGCTGCTGTTGGTGGACCATTAAGAAAGTATGCTGTTGAAACTGGATTAGGTGTTACTGCTAGTACAGCAACAATGATTGGTTCTGAAATAATAGCAAATAAACTAAATAACGATAGGACTTGGGGTGAGGCAATTGACGAAGTGTTGTTTATGACCGACCCGTACTTAAGCCCTGGTGATGAGGGTTATGGTGAACAACTACCATGGTATCACAAGGTATTGCACACTGGTTCTATGATGTTGTTCGGTCACTTTTCAAATGCAAAACCTTTTAAAGATTTAAGTTCTGCTTTAAAGTCAACTGCTAAAAACTATAGACCGTCTAGAACTATAAATAGAGATTATGAATATTTAGCTACAAGTGAAAAAGAAGTATCTAAAAGCATAAACGAAGGAACTGATCAAGCTTTAGCTTTAGATCTTAAAAGAAATAAAATAGCTAACTTACGTATGGAAAAATATGGTACAGCAGATCCAAGTGCTGGACCTATTACTAAGGCTGAATTAGCGAAAATAGATAAGTCTATTGAAAACATAATGGAAGCTAATTGGATGTCTCAGTTTAAACAAGTAATGAAAGCGATTGAGTTTCAAGAGACTACAGATAGAAACTTCGATAAGCAATTCTTTTTGTTGCAACAAAGATTAGAAAACAATATTCAGCAGGGTAAAAAAATGTCATTTGAAGACGCTCAGCTTTTAGGTGAATTACCTCCAGCTTATAAAGATTATCTAGGTCATTTACTAGCAAGTAATCCTAACATGCAAGGTAGTAACGCTCAGTCATTAACTAGAATTTTAGACAACAGTTCTAAAGTGATGAATCAAGTTAGAGATTTTACCACCGAATATGTTTATAATGATCCACAAACTTTTAAAAAAGTATACAATAAATACTCTGATTTTTTAGAAACCAATAATAAAATAGAAGTAACTCAAGAAAAATTAAGAGAAGCTGAAAGATCAAACAACTTATTAGAAAGAGATTACCTACAAAAAGAACTAGAGAAACAAGAGGCTAAAAGCGAAAAGCTTTATAACGAGATTAATGAAATATCTAGTGGTCAAGAGAAACAAGTTAAAGATTTAAAAGTTGCTATAGAAGCGGCTACTGCCACTGGTAAACTAGCATTACCACTATCTGACGTAGAATATAGACAAAGACTAAAAGAATTAGGTATTGAGCCAGAGGGTAGTAACGCAGCTTTTTTTGAAACTGAAACAGAGATATTTATAAATCAAGAGAGATCTTTATTATCTGGTAATATATTTTCAGGCACACATGAAATTCCACACGCTTTATTTGATTATAAAACTAAAGGAAAGATACTTAGTGACTTTAATCACCTTCCAGAAGGTCAAAGAGAAAAAGCTCTGGAAAAGCATAATGAAGAAGTTTTAAGAATAGCAGAGGAATTTGAAAAAGCTATGGAGCCAGAGGAGTTTGCGGAAATTCAAAGAATTATTGATCAAGCTTATAGATTTGAAGATAAAGCGGTAGCTGAAAAAAGGGAAAATAAAGAGGAGTATTTTATTACCGATAGCGAAGGTCAAGTTATATATAAAAATGGTAAGGCTGAATACAGAAAACAGCATTATGTACATGAATATGCTCCGCAATTAAAAGATATTATTCAAGGTAAAGTAGTTGACATTAGTCCTTCAACCACCAAAAAACTTAAAAACTTTTTTACAGATGCTTTAAGATCTATGGTACCAAAAGCTGAAATAAAAGAAGGTAAACAACTATATGATTTCATTAGAAGATTTGCTAGTGCTGCTGAAAGAGGAAAGGTTAGTAAAGAGTTTAAAAAAGTTGCAGCACAATCTATAAAAGAAAAAGAAGCTGTTAAGCCTACTGAAGAAGTTTCTCTTTCTAAAGATATAATGTCTGATCAAGTAAGAGAGATCCAAGATAAAGCTATTGCTAAAACTAAAGAATGGAAAGCTGCTGAGGGTGAAAAGAAAGCAGAACTACTTGCCGAGTTAAAAGAAATCAATGCTGAAAAACAAGAAGTAATTCAAGCTGAAAACAAAGCGACAGAGGAGTTTAACGCAAAGGAAAGAGATAAGCTAGTAAAGAAATTTGGTAAAGACAAAGGTAATAGGTTAGCAGATCAAAATGAAATTGTAAATGAACTAGTTGAAGGCGGTAGAGATGTAGATGGTAATTATAAAATGACCAAAGAACAGTGGAATAATACTGGTATTAAAAAAGCTTATGAAGCTTTAAATAAAGGTAAATTAGATCCTTTGTTTAAAGGAGATTTAACCGGTGATAATGTATTTGGTAAATCTTTCGAAGAGTTTAACGCTGAGATGAGGGATAAAATAACCAATGAACTTATTAAGTTTAATCCAGAGAAGAACAATAGTTTGATAGGTTATTTAAACCCTTTAATTAAGTTTAGAAGAGGCGATGTTATAAAAGAGTTTAAGAAAACAGAATTTACTAAATCGCTAGATGTTGCTGCTGGAGAAGCTGGAGCTGTAAAAGAAGCTGGAGCTGAAAGTGGTGTTGAAGCTAGAATTGATGCTGAAGCTAGACAAAAAGTAGTTAAGTCTACAGCTAAGAAAGTTGTAAATCTAAGCGGTGAAAAGCAAGCTGAAATAATGGATGCTGTTGCTGACATCGTAAAAGAGCAACTACCAAATATTAAAAAAGGTGATTATACTTTCTTTCAAAGAAAAAGAAAAGGAGAAAAACCTGGTCCAAGATTTACTGAAGTTGTACAAGAGAAACTTAAAAAAGATATACTAGAAAATATACCTAAAAGTGGTGGAGCTGGTAAAATTAAACCAGAATATAGAAAGTTCTTAGAAGATAAGTTAGCGCCAGAACTTCTTAAAATAAATAAAGAAAATCCTGAGTTATTAAGAAATAGAAAGTGGGATATATTTTATGAAGAGGTTGGTAAGTATACTTTTGCTGAAGCTAAAAAAGCTCCAGCGCGAGAGCGTATAACTGATATAGCTTCTCAACGAGCTAAGTATAAACAAAAAAATCCTACACCAAGAGAAATAGCTGATTATTTAACTACTAAAGGTAGACCTAACGAAATGAGATTAGCTGTTGGAAAACTGTTAGCAGAAAAGATAGCTAAAGACGCTTTATCCACAGCTCTTGTTGAGAGCAAAAGATTAACTGAAGTAGAGAAAATGTTAATTGAAGGTGAAAGCGCTATTAATAAAATAGCGGATAAAATTGGGGTTGATCCAACAGTTAGTTTTTCTAAAGAAATAGCCTTATCTAAAACCAAAAATTTTAGTGAGTTAGTAAAAGGTGTAGAGAATCAAAGAGAGAACTTAGGTAAAATTGTAAGTAAAATAAAAACTTTAAAGAACTCTGAAGAAAATTTAAAAATATATACTGAAAATGTATATGAATTTATGCATGCTTTATCTAATGATGTTGCGCCTATAGAAACACTAACTAATAAACTGTTTGGAGAAAAAGGAATACAGAAAGGTATATTAGATCTTATAAATAAAGAGTGGTCAAAAGTTATTAAACAAGCACCTATATTAAAAGAAGGTCTTAAAAAAGTTACAGCAGAAGATTTACAAAGGTATTTAGAAAACTCTTATATAGAACAAACGTTTAAAGAAGGAAATACTAGTGAACTACTTGGTAACACAGAGACTGATATGTTTAATAGTAAGGAGAGAGTATATAGTTTTACTAATTCACTTATTAAACTAAACAGAAATAGATACGAAAACTATAAAAACAATTACGACTTTGTACAAGATATTTTACAAAGATATAAAAACGGTTTAGCTGGCAATGCTAGGCTTGGTAATGCTAGTTTAAACTGGGTTGATGGTTTGTTAGTTGCTACTGGTATAAAGAAAAGTAGTTCCAGAGATGGTATATTTTATAATCAACAACAGCTTCTTGATGTCTTAGTTAAGCCAATACTTGGTGAGAAAGTTTTTAACGAGTCTGTTAAAATAGAAAGAGGCCCTAAAGGTGATATAAAAAGTGTAACAGTTGATGGTAAAAAAGTTGAAACAAAAAGCTTTGCTCAATCTTCGCAAGCTACTAAAAAGTTTCTGAAAAATTTTGAAGGTCAATCAATTAAAGAAGGTGCTAAGTTAAACGATAAACTAAAGCAAGATTTAAAACTAAGTAAAGAGTACGCTGATTTAAATAAAGAAATAATTATAGAAGATGTTTCAGGTTTAAAAGAGTTATTGGACAAAGGAGAAGTAGATATTAGAGATATTGACATATACATGAAAACCCTTGTTAGTAATATGAACTCTCCATTAAGAGCAGCTTATCATGTAGATAGTTTTATACCAGGTAAATCTAAAAACTATAAAGACTATGTTTATGAACATAACCCACCTGTTAGAACTATTCAAGTTGAACTTGCTAGATTTGTCAAAGGTGAAATAACAGAAGCACAATTAAGAGATATATTTAAAGATACTTCAGCTAGTATAATACCTGAAACTGTAGATAAGATAATAAACTTAAGATATCAAGAAAGTAAACCTTTAGAATATACATCAAGATGGGATAGGTATTTAAATGAGTTTACTTACGGAATGTTTAAAGAACCTATTATTACTTTTGAAAATGGAAAAGTTAAAAAAATAGGAGAGTATCAAGCTAACGCGTATGCTGAAGTACAAAAAGCTATTAAAGCCAACTTAGAAGTTCAACCTTCGTTTTCTAAAGATATACCAAAAAATGCAGCATCTCAAACCAAAAACGCTGAGATGTTTGACAAAGCTTTAGATAATGCTAGAAAAAGAAATCAACCACCTAAAAAAGCTAGAGTGTTTGATTTTGATGACACATTAGCTAGAACAAATAGTAGAGTTATATATAGTAAACCTAATACTACAGGTAAACCGTCACCTCAACTTAAAGCAGTTGTATTAGCTGGTGGTCCTGGTAGTGGTAAATCTAGTATTGTAAAAGGTTTAGGTTTAGAAAAGCAAGGTTATAAAATTGTTAATCAAGATATATCACTTGAGTGGGCTAAGAAATTAGTTGGATTACCTGAGATCGAAGCAGATTACGATGCTGTACAGAGATCCGTGAGATCTGAAATGGGTGCATTAGCTAGGAAAATAGCTGAGAAAAAACTAGATCAATACACAACACAAGGTAAAGGTGTAATACTAGATGGTACTGGAGCTTCATTAAAAGCTACGAGAGCTAAGATAGAGGCACTTAAGGATCAAGGATATGATGTTAAGATGGTTTATGTTGA